CAAGAAGAAATAAGTCCTCATAAATATTTAGCTAAAATCAAGGGGTTATCATCAAAAGTAAAAAAAAATAAAAAAAATACTTGACAAAGCAATGTAAAATAATGTATAATACTGTATAATATTTTAAATATTTAAGAAAATATAAAAGATAATAATTTAATATTATTATTTAATCTTTATTATGGTATACTTCTTAGAGAAAAGGTACAAAAGTTTATAATGAATGACTGAAACTAGTTCCATACCTATGGAATTTCCAGAGATTACTGCACTTGAAGGCTATCTTTGTATGCATAATCTCCTACAAAGGAGAGTTCTTACCAAAACAAACACTGATTTTCTTACATTTGTACGGTATGTAGCCCCTGATTTGGTACATGATTGGAAGATGGGTCGTCATATCAAGGTTATTTCAGATAAATTACAAAGAATAGAGTCAGGTGATCTTAAAAGATTGATGGTATTCCTACCACCACGGTCTTCAAAGTCAGTTATTTGCTCAAAATTGTTCCCTGCGTGGTACATTGGTAAAAATCCTAGACATGAAATACTAACTATTTCCCATAGTGACCAGTTATCTAGTGATTTTGGTAGATCAGTTCGTGATATTGTAAACACTGACAAGTTTTCAAACATATTTCCTGCTGTTTCACTGCGGGCAGACGTAAGGGCAGCAGGAAAGTGGAAGACAAACCTAGGTGGAACCTACTATGCAGCGGGTGTAAGGTCACAAATTGCAGGTAGAGGCGCACATATTGCCATATTAGACGATGTTATGTCAGAGGAAGACTCCTTTTCAGAAGCAGGTAGGCGATATGTAAAGGAATGGTATCCGGCAGGGTTAAGAACTAGGATTATGCCCAATGGAGCTATTGTTATCATTAATACACGGTATCATTATGACGATCTGTGTGGCTGGTTGTTAAAACAGGAAGAAGAACTAACTGAACGTGGTATTGTTCCCTGGGAAATAGTTAAGGTTCCTGCATGGATAGATGAAGAAGCATCTGAGTTGCTTAATTTGCCTATAGGTAGTTCATATTTTCCTGAATGGAAGTCAGATGAAGTATTAAGAGTAGATGAATATGAAATAAAGGCAAGTAATGGTTCCAGATATTGGGAATCTTTATACATGCAAAACCCAACTCCTGAAGAAGGAGGGTTGATTAAGAAGAAATGGATACAGGAATGGGAGTATGACGAACCCCCATACTGTGATTTTATTATACAAACCTATGATACTGCTTTTTCAACTAAGACAACAGCAGATTTCAGTGTAATACAGACATGGGGAATCTTTAATGATTATGAAGTAGATGAAGAAGGAGAAGAAGACTATAGGGGTAATTTAATACTACTTGGAAATATGAGAGGTAGATATGAATATCCTGAATTAAGAAGAATGGCTCAATTTCTCCATGATAAACATAGACCTGATGTTTGTATAATTGAAAAGAAAGCAAGTGGTCAGTCACTCATTCAAGACATGAGAAGAGCAGGTCTTCCAGTAATGGAATATCTTCCTGATAGAGATAAGGTAGCCAGAGTGTACGCTGCCAGTCCGATGCTTGAAGCAGGAAGGGTATGGATACCTACAAATAAAAGTTGGGGAGAAGAATTGATACAGGAACTGATACAGTTTCCACATGCGGCTCATGATGATCAGGTAGACGCTCTTACAATGGCAGTTCATTACATGAGAGAGTCATGGAGACTTACCCATCCTGAAGATGCAACTTGGGAAGATCCGCCTAGAGAAAAGAAAAAGGTTGCATACTGGAAGATTTAGGTATATAATACGAGGATGAACTGGAAAAAAGGAGAATTATTTATGCGCTTATTTATGATTATAAGCTTAGTTGTAGCATTTTTTTTAGGAAGTATTGTAACACTTAATCATGTTAATGCTAAAGAGTTAGGAAAAATTCCTAAACAAGAACATATAGAAATGTTATATCCTACAGTTCTTGTACGAGTAGGAAATGGATCAGGGTCAGGAACTGTAATATATTCAAAATTAGATGAAGATAAAAAATATGAAAGTTTTATCTTAACTAACTACCATGTTATACAAGGTAGTGTTATTCTTAAAAATGAATGGAATCCAGAGAAAAAAGAGCGTATAGATACTGAAACAAGAAGACCAGTTAATGTTGATCTGTGGGAATATAATAACTATTCAACCTCAGTAGGAACTATTGGTAGAACAGCTAATATTATTGCATACGATAAGGGTAGAGATTTAGCACTGCTTCAGATTGAAGACACTGAAAGGCAGATGCGATATGTAGCAACTCTATATCCCGAAGGAGTAGATGAAGGACCGTGGATATTTCAAACCGTATTCGCAGTGGGAGCAGGTATGGGAAAGCCTCCTTTTCCAACAACAGGACTCTTGGCGGGTTACTCTAGGGATCAGGACGGCAGAGATTTATACCTCGCAAGCGCCCCTATTATATTCGGCAATTCTGGAGGTTCCCTCTATGTTTATAGCTCTAGAGATAAATTTGAATTGATTGGGGTTCCGAGTATGGTATCGGCCTATGGCTGGGGAAATGTAATCACACATATGGCGTGGTCAAGACCCATCTCAGAAATTAGAATCTTTCTAAGAGATAATAAATATGGTTTTATCTTGGGTGATGAACGTGAAGTAGAAGAAGAAGATAATAATACGGTAGAAACTCAAGACGAGGAATAAGTTATTATGGCAGTCGAAAGAAATCCACTAGAACAAGTTATGTCAATGTCTGAACAACAGCAACAGACAAATGTAATTCCTATTGTGGGACAGGACTCTTCAGCAGAAGGTGGACCTACTTTTGAAATTGAGGAAGATGGCAGTGTTACGGTTAATTTTGAAGATGAGGATGTATCAATAGAGTTTGATGAAGGAAATTTTGAAGGTAAAGACAAGTGGTATGAAAATCTAGCAGAGAAGTTGGATGATAATCTTCTTGAAGAAATTTCTTCATCGGTAATTGATAAGTATAATGCTGATAAAAGCTCAAGAGAAGAGTGGGAATCCATGTTTGAAAAGGGATTTGATCTTCTAGGACTTAAACTTGAAACAACTGCTGAACCCTTTGAAGGAGCCTGTACGGCAGTTCATCCGCTATTAATTGAGTCAGCAGTTAAGTTTCAATCTAAAGCTTCACAGGAATTGTTTCCACCTTCAGGGCCAGTAAAGGCTCAGATTATGGGAGATGAAACTGTTGAAAAAATACAACAGGCTAATCGTGTAGAAGACTTTATGAATTATCAGCTTACTGAACAAATGCCTGAATATTTTGATGAATTTGAAAGAATGCTATTTCATCTTCCATTAATGGGTTCAGCCTTCAAAAAAGTTTATTATGATGCATCTCTTAAACGTCCATGTTCAGAGTTTGTTCCTATAGATCAGTTTTATATTTCATATTATGCAAGTGATTTAAGAAGAGCAGATAGGTATACTCACGTTATTTATCGTAATCCTGTGGATATGTCAAAGGAAATAGCTTCAGGAATGTATAGAGATATTGATCTTCCTGAACCGTCAATGCCCAACCTATCTCCAATTACGTCCAAGATGGATCAAATTATTGGACTTAATCCTTCAGGAGATGAAGACCCACAGTTTACAATTTTAGAACAGCATTGTTATCTTGAACTTCCAAAACCATTTTGTGAAGGAGAAGGCGTATCTCTTCCATATATTGTATCGATAGAAGAAAGTTCAGGTGACGTATTAAGTATCCGTAGAAACTACAGACCAGACGATCCTACTAAATCGAAAACATTACATTTTGTACATTATAGATTCGTTCCTGGGTTTGGTTTCTACGGATTAGGTTTGATCCATTTCCTTGGTAATCTAACAATGACTGCTACAGCAGCCATGAGAGCCTTGGTAGATGCAGGTCAATTTGCAAATCTTCCTGGTGGATTTAAAGCAAAGGGTGTAAGAATTGTAGGAGATAATGCTCCTATATCACCAGGAGAATTTAAAGAAGTTGAAGCAACAGGAATGGATTTAAGTAAGGCAATTGTTAATCTGCCTTATAAAGAGCCATCACAAACTTTGTATCAGATGCTTCAATTTGTAGCTGCAACTGGACAAAAGTTTGCGGACAATACTGAACAGGTTCTTTCAGATGCTTCGTCATATGGTCCTGTAGGTACGACAATGGCCCTCTTAGAAGCTTCAAGTAAGTTCTTTAGTGCAGTACACAAGAGATTACATAAATCTCAAAGAGATGAGTTTAAGATTTTAGCTCGTATTGATATGGATTTTCTTCCACAGGAATATCCCTATGATATGCCACGTATAAGCAGAAAAGTTTTTAAGAGTGACTTTGATGGTAAGATTGATATTATTCCAGTAAGTGATCCAAATATTCCTTCCAATGCACACCGTATGATGTTGGCTCAAATGACACTACAGTTAGCACAACAGTCACCGCCTGGAATGTTTAATCTGGAAGCATTGAATAGAACTATTTTAGAATCGGCAAACATGCCTAATCTAGATAAAATTTTACCG